ATCCTCTTTTCTGCATTTGTCGCATAGCAATTTCTCTATCTGACTCACTAGGAACTATAGTTGGCGACATAGCAAACTGTGTTGTGCCCATATCTAAACTTGGTAGCGGTTCAAACATGTCTACATCAAGCATAGGTGATTGCGGTTGCATTAGACTAGATTGTAGGTTCTCTAGATATTCCTCTCTCTGCCCACCTCTGTAAGGAACATCCTCTTCAGTTAAAGCCTCAGCCCCTTCAGTAACTCCCCTCACCCCTGTTTGTGTTGCACCGTACTGGAAAGTATTCATAAAGTTAAATGCTTCATCTACGCTTTTGTTTGCAGTAGGATCAAACAATACTTCGGCTATCTTGTCGTAATAACCTTGTGTTTGTTTTTGTGCAATCATTTTAGTTATATCGTCACCAGCCTGACCTATGCCAAAAGTTGTACTGAATAGTCTTGCTGGCAATCTTGTAATGGCTAATACAGTTTCTAATGCTCTACCAGTTAAGCCAGCTGCCTCAGTTGATAGTTGTCTTTCTAATGCTAGCAATGGTTGGGTAACGGATCCGCCTTTTTGTACAGAAAAGGCTTTATCCATAATGCCAACCAGCTTGCCCCAGTTCTCATATTCATCGGGTTCAAGCATCTCAGCCATCATCTTATCGACACGGGGATTTTTAAAGTATTGCGTGAATCTAGGCAAGCCATCTTCTAAAGACTGCTTACCAAAACGATCTAATTGTTGCAATATGAACTCTTTCTTGATGTCTTGGAACGCATCGGGATCTACAGCTCTTAATATTCTTTTTGCGTTTCTGACTGATTGCACTGATACATTGGGATTAAATAGTTCTGCAACTACTCTTGCTGTTTGTTTGTCGTTAGCAAACTTAGCAATTCTTCCTAATGCACTTTTTTCTGCTAACTGTAATGCTGGCTTGGTAGGATCATAGATTCTTCTTGCTCTTTCATACAATCCCATGATTCCCTTTTCAGGATCTGAGCCTGTAGCCAAATCCATAAGTTGGGTAAGGTTAGCCTTGATATCCATAAGCTCTAAACCAAGTTTATTGCCTAAGTTTTCTTTTAAAGTTTTTTCTAATGTGCCGTTTCTTATATCATCAAGAAATTTTATGTTGTCTATGTTTGCCCCTTCTTTTGTTATAAACAGTTTTTTAATCTCTTTAAGTTTACTAAGCGTATTTGGATCGCCTGTATTAGCAATCTTGTTATCTATTAATTTTAAAGTTGGGGTTATATCGACTTTAAATATATCGCCAGCTTGAGGATCAAAAATAGTTTCATAAAGAGCCTTAGATCTATCTTTTCTCTTCTGTAACATTTTCTCTAAAGCAGCATCCACTGATTCTTTTGCTCTTTGTGCTGGATCACCAATCTTACCGCTTCTTGAGCCTATTTCTTCAGCATAGGTTTCTACTGCATTACGAACCTGAGCTGCTCTATCAAAATAGAATTGGTTTGCTTTTTCTGATATATCGGGTTGTCTGCTTAAAAAGTATTGCAGGCTCTTTGCTTTACTGACTATAGGACCAGCTTCTGCTGGGGTTAAATCAATTCCAAATCTTTTGGCTTCTTCTATAACTTTACTAGCATCGTCTGCTTTCATGTTCATTAAATATCTGAGAGCATCTTCTTTGCCAAAGAATTTGTTAATGGCTAGTTTTGTAGGTCCAGCCCCAAAGGGTATTGCTGAAAATGCACTTGAAACCAACAGATCTTTATAAGCAGCTGATACTTCCTCGGGTGGCAGATTATAGAATTGATCTATCATTAATTCTCTAGCACCTCTTGCACCACCGCCAGTAACAACATTTCCTGCAAAGCCACCCAAGCCAGCAGATCCTAAAATAACAGCTGCTGATACTGCTGGATGTTTTACTGGTAATCTTGATGCAATATTTAGACCTGTCTCAAAACCTTTTTTAGCACCAATAATTCCGCCAGTTAAATCGGCAACAAAGGTTCCAGCTGGTACCAAGTTGGGTACTACAGCATCGCCAAAGAAACCGACTTCAGCTTCATCGGGAAATTCTTTTCTAAGAACCCCCTCATCATCTTTGTACATAATGTTGCCGTCTTTTACTTCGTAGCGTAGGGCTGCGTATGGATCGTTTGGGAATCTTTTAGATGCTAGAAACTCTAGCCTTGTGTCGTCATCAAAAAATAAATTTGCCTGTGCTTTTCTTAAAGCATAATTATCATTAATACGATCAAACTCAGCTTTTTCTTGCTTGAGTTGTAGTATCTCTTCATTATACTTGTCAAAAGCCGTAGTCATTATTCTTGAAGTTTAGCAATTAATTCTTTTTTCTGTGTGTCTGAGAGACTTGGATCGTCTTGAATCTTTTTAATCATGGCAGCTGTCTTTGCATCGGGTGAAACAATAGTTTGTTTTTTGCCACTCGCAAATGCTGACTCTGCTTGTTGCTGTTTTTCTTGTACATTAAAACCCTGTGCTATACCAGTTTTGTTTGCAACCATATCTTCAAGGTTTGCTTTTTCTTCGTCTGAAAATAAAGGATTATTATTAGCCCACTCAGCATAATATCTTTTAAGCTGTCTTGCGGTTTGTGCTGGCGTGAGCTCTCCAGCTAATTCTAATTCTTCTAATCTTTCAGCTTCCGCTATGACATCTTCATAAAGTTTTTTTTGTCTTTGTGCTACACGGTCAAGATATTCTAATTGTTTCATGTAACCATCGTATGTTGATGCGAGACCAGGCGATGCATTAATAAATAACTGCATTTCTTTGTTTGAGATCGCACCCTTGGTTTGAGAAACAATCGCCATAGTAAATCCCATGCCAAGCTGGTTAAGAACCTGTTGATCTCCTACGATGCCCGCATCTAACCCAAAAACATCTCCAAGACCTAGACCTATGAGCATTTTTTTAGGTCCTAATAATAACGCTTCATCGGGACCATAGTTCTGAGGTCCTATCTTTTCCGCTGCTCCTTTTGCAATAGCCACATTATCTATGACACTAGTTGCAGTTTTATAATCCTCGAAAAGATCGCCCTCAAGTTTTAATTGATCATCAATAGCCTTTTCATCTCTTTTAGATATTTCTTTACCTTGATTGATAATAGTTTGTGATGCTGGAGTTTTTACCTCTATTGCACCTTGAGCTAATAACGCATCAATATCAGCTGCGTTTGCTGCATTATCTCTAAATGTTTTTGATATAAGCTCGCCATTTGCATCGGTAAACTCTAGGGTTATGTATTCGCCTGGTTTATTTCTGCTATCAATCTGTTTTAAAGAATATTCTTGTAAGAATTGTTTGGCTTGTTGTTCGTCTTGCATAGCCATTTGAGCTGCTTGCAATGCTACTTGTTGTCTAGCTTTTGCATTCTCAGCTTTAGCCGACTTTAATCTATCACTAGCTCTAGCAAAACCAGTTCCTAGTCCTTGATATAAAGACAAACCACCCACATTAGGGGTGGCTAATAAACCAGCACCAAGCTCTGAAGCCAAGTCATAAATAGACATTCTTGGTTCTTGATACACATAAGGCATCAATCTTTCTTGATATTGTTTGAAACTTTCTTCGTAATCAGGAATTTGAATAGAGGCTAAACCTCCATCCTGAAAAACATCTATGTCATCGTAATTATTCATAGGCTCTATTATATCTCCACCCTCAAGCTCTTTGGAGATTTGTGACCTCCCTATAGACATTAAATTGTCCTTTGTTGTGGCTGGTTTAAAAATTGACCTAATGCACCCAAGCCAGCTAATCCTACCCCAAGTCCTGCTTGTAGGGGGCTAGGTGGTGGGGCAAAGGTCGTAGTTAACTGCTGTTGTCCAGCAGGTACCGCCTGAACAAAGGGTAACAACGACTGATATTGAGCAAGCGGGGCTTGTTGGGCTTGTAGGGCTGCCCTTCTCTGTGCATCGAGTATAGCCTGCTGTTGCTGTTGCTGTTGTGCTCCCACCCCTAGCAACTGTGAAATATCTGCCTGTTGTGCAGCTTGAGCTTGTCCGCCCAATCCTGCAAGTGCTTGTCCAGCACCAAATTGTCCTGCTTGCAGTTGTCCTGCTGCTTGCTGTTGTAATCCTGCCAATCCAGCTCTAGCACCAGCTAATGCTTGTTGTGCTCCTAATGCTTGCTGTCCTGCTTGTGATAATGCTTGTTGTTGTGTTGAGCCAAGACCAGCTAAGGTTTGACCTAATTGTTGTTGGGCACCCAATCTTTGACCAGCTAAACCAGCTAGTCCGCTGGCTGCTTGTCTTTGTGCTTCTAGTTGTCTTGCAAACTCTCCAAGACCTGTTTGTTGTGCTCTTTGGAAACCAGCAGATCTAATACCACTTATGGCTTCTCCTAGCCCTCTTCCCAAAGCTCTTTCTCTTTCACCAGCCATGAGTCTAGCACGAGAGCCAAAAGCTGATTCTCCGCCCCGAGCAATATCAGAGGCTCTCGCTGCTATGTCTGCTTGTTCGCCCCTTTCCATAATATCTTGTATGGTTTGCTGAACGACTTGTTGCTCAAATGGATCGTAAAACTGTTGAGTCATTCTTGGATCGTAACCACCAAGCGTTCCTCTTAATAATGCTTCAGGATCTTGTAAGCCCATGCCAAATATTCCTGTAGCACCCCTAGCAATTTGTCCAGCTTCGCCCAAAGATCCTAAAAGACCTGCTAACCCAGCACCTCTTAATGCTTGTTCTGCTCCAACTCCTCTAGCTACATCGGCTACAGCACCAAGCTGTGATCTTTCTGCCTCGCCCAAGCCAGCTGTTAATGCTCCCAAACCTTTGCCATAAGCACCCATTGCTTGTTCTATAAATGGTTGTTGAGTTCCAGTCTGAGCTGCTAATTCAAAAGCTGCTTGTTGTTCAGGTGAAAATCCTGCGATTTGTTCAGGAATAACTCTTGCTTCACCTTCGGGTGTAAAGAATGTTTTTTCTGCTGCTCGGAAAGCACCAGGTATAAATCCACCCCTGCCATCTAAGCCAAATAATAATTGTCTTGACAAAGGATCAAGCCCAGCTTCAATACGGGTAGCCCCGCTTACAAAAGGCATGTCTTGATTTGAAGGTGTAGCCATAGTTGGTTCCTCTGTAGTATTTATATCTTGTGTAGGTATTGTAACAGGTTCTGCGATTGTGCTTTCTTGTGTAGGAACAATTGTTGGTTCTGTTACGGCTGGTGTTGGTAACGGCTCAACAGTAGTCGTTTGTGCTGTTGGTGGAATTAATGATAATGACCTAGCACCTGGGGGTGTCATCGTATAGTCGGTTACGCCTGCTGCAATTGCTGCTGCTGGTGATCCATACATTTTACCATCGGGACCATAAACCATTACCGAAGGAGAAGCCATAAATGTTCCTCCAGCTGGGGCTGAGGGTGGCTGAGAAACTGTAGGTGCTGGAGATGAGAGCATTGGTTCAATAATATCTCTTCTTGCCATTAATGAAGGTACTTGTGTTACTTTCCTAGATACTGGTGTAGGCAAAGTTTTAGGAGGCAAACCGCCTGGTCTTAATCTTGGATCAGGTGTAAAACTTATTGATTTAGGTGGTTGTGAAACTATAGGTGAAACTGGTCTAGGTTGTATAGGTGCTGGTCTAGGTTGTATAGGTTGTGAAACTATAGGTGAAACTGGTCTAGGTTGTATAGGTTGAGAAACTATAGGTGCTGGTCTAGGTTGTATAGGTGCTGGTCTAGGTGCTATAGGTGCTGGTCTAGATATTATAGGTGCTCTAGGTATAGGTTTAGGTATTACAGGTGCTGGTCTTTGAGGTATTTTTGGAACCGAAGGAATTTTTATGCCTTGTGGTATTTTAGATAAATCTAAATTAGGTAAATTTATTTTAGGTATATTCCCCAAATTAGGAATAGTTGGCGTGGGCTTTACAACTGTCTGTCTAATTCTTCTTAGAAGCTCAGGTGACATTATTGCCATTAACTTGCCCTCGCACTTTCAGCAAACATATCCATGATTTGATACATGAGCTGTGTTCCTCTTTCTCTGTCCTCCTCAAACGATGGTATTAAACTTATAATTCCGTTTTCACCCTTTTGTAGTTCGTAGGAACCAGCACCTCTAACGGCACGACCTGTCATTACAAACTCACCGTCTGAAAGCATAGCTGGAATATCGTCTGAAGTTTCGGTTCCTTCTCCATTAATACCACCATTCATTCTTTCAAAATCATTCATATCTAGTTCTATTTCCAGCTCTCCGCCTTCATTCATTTTGGCTACCGAACCGCCTTGAAAAAATCCTTGTACCGCACCGCCCATAGCTTTTCCGCCAGTTAATTCAGGAATAGTTCCTGAAGGCAATAATCCAAACTCAACGGGGTTTGGTGCTGGTTGCCCTGTCCTTCTTGCTATTTCAGCTTCAATGTTATAGCGACCTGTAGGTCCCATGGTTACTAATGGTGTCAATGGAACTCCTTTTGCATTTTTAGCTTCTTCGTAAGCAAGTTTTCCTAAAAGACCTGCTAAACCAAATGCTCCGACATCGCCAAGACCAAAGCCTCCTCCAGCTCCTCCAGCTCCTCCAGCTCCGCCTAGAAGTTGTCCTAGACCGCCTTGTCCTTTAAAAGCATCTTCAACAGACTGTGGTAATAATTTTCTGCTTAAATAATCTAAAATTCCACCGCCCTGTCCGCCAGTTCCAGTCATTCCTGTAACTCCATCAAAACCAATATTTACGCCAGCAGTAGCTGGTATCATTCCTGATTGTTGCAGGTTAGCTAAAATTTGTTGTTCGCTTGCACCTTCTGAGATTAATCTTTCGATTCTTGCTTGAGTGCTTGGATCTGCTCCAGCATATATTTGTTCTATTGATGATGCTTGTTGTTGTGGCATACCGCCCATTCCACCAACTTGTTGTACTCCTTGAGTTAATGTTTTGAATGGAGAGGAAATTAAAGATTGAATACCTGAACCAATAGCTGATTTTCCTAGGCTCAATGCCTGACCTAAAGTTCCGCCAGCACCAGCTGTTGCACCAGTTCCTAGGCTTGCAATGTTTTGACCAATACCGCCCATGCCTGGTACTTTTGAAATTAAAGATCCCAAACCGCCAGCAGCACTTGTAATTGCCTTGCCAGCAACTCCTAAACCGCTTGATAATGCTCCGCCAATACCTGGTATCTTAGCTGCTAATCCAGCAATACCTGAACCCAATGATCCAGCTACTGCTCCTAGTGCGGTTCCAACGCCTGGTATTAACATAGCTATTGGAGCTGCTTTCTTGACAAACTTACCCACTTTCTTAAAAGTTTTCTTGAGCCAGCCAAATTCTTGTAAACCTGTTTCGGGATTTAATGAAGCAATACCGCTTCCAACCACTCTTTCTTCAGGGTTAATGTTGTTTCTTTGTAGTCCATCAAAAACAGCTTGTGATAATTGTTCATCAGCTTCCATGACTTGTGGAGGGATTATTACATCTCCAGTTTCTGCATGAACGATTTGATCGTCTCCGTTTCTGCCAAATTGTGCAAGCTGGCTTGCTAATTCAAACATAGGTGCTTCGCCCTGTGCTTGAAGATTGCCAATAAATTGCATTTCTTCTTCACTCATTGGTGCTTCGCCCATCATTTCCATCATGGGATCGCCACCTTCTTGCATTTGAGGAATGCCGTATATAGAAATGTACTGATCAAGAACTTCGTTTCTTTGTTGTGCTGTTGTTGTCGGATCTAGCAAGACAGATCTTAGCATTGCCATATCATCTTCTTGAGAATATGGTCTATCGGCTAAAGATCCTTGCATATCTTGCATTTGTTGAAACATCATTTGTCTATCCGTATCAGATAATCTGTCAACTTTAGGCATGGCTGCTGGAACCATATCAGCACTCATTTGTTGCTGAGAAACTACCTGTGGTTTTCTAGTAAGAAGTTGTCTTATTTGTTCGTCTATCATATTGGGTGCCGTCATAAGTTGATTGATGGTTGCTTGACTTTTTTGGGTAACAGCTTCATCGAGCAAACCGACATCAATGCCAGCTTCCTCGGGTAACATATTTCTTAATCTCTGTTTTAACTCTATATCCATTATGGCGTACTAACTGTTACTGAACCAAGACCTGAGCTTATGCTCAAGCCAGTTAAATAAACTTGGAGACTATATAAGTCTCTCCACTGGGTACCATCAAACGCTTGATGAATGCCCAAGGTTGTATTAAATATTATAGCACCAGTTTGAAATTGGAGTTCTGAAACTTGTGTGCTATTAAACAAAGGAATTGAATCGGGATCTATAGCACCTAAATTGATCTCTAAGACACGAACCAAACGGTTAAATAATTCGGGTGTTACCTCATTTGTTGCGATAGGTAAACGAGTTGGTAAAAGTTTTGACATTATCTTCTACCCGATGCTTGAACATCTAATCTAGTTGATCCCAGCCTCCATTTGAAATCTTTTATGTTTGCGGTTACATCGTTATCATCATCCGATTCAAACCGTAAAACAAACTGCCTACCACGGCTTCTTAAAAATCCTTCTGTGCTCGCAGTAGTAATTTGCGTGGTTGAATCTGTAGTTAAAGTTTGATTTGAAAAATCTCTGCGTTTTAAAACAAAATTAATAGTTGGTGTGTTGCTGGTAGTTTCTGTTAAGAATTTAACATCGGGTAACACCTTTTTAATAAATGAGTAGTTTTCGCCATCGCCTATATCTAGGTCAGCAGACTCTATGTACACATTGGTCATAGGGTTAGTATCATCATTAGATCCTTGTTCATGCATATATAAATAGTAGGAGTCTGTTCCGCCAGTTGCTAATGGTTTATTTTCTACACCACTTTCTTGCCAAGCATATCTGACCATAGAGCCAATAGACCAAACATTTTCTTCGTAGTTGTACATAGCATATCTTGAGATCTCGCCAGTACCATCTTCTTGAGATGGATAAAAGAACCATACTTCGCCAAATTCTTGGTTAAGAGCAGCAAAACATTTAAAGGATTGCGTTAAATCTAAATCTGAATACACATAGTCTTTAACGGCACAAGGAAGTTTTTGTACAGCACCGTTATAAATGTGAAACCCTTGCTTAGACATAAAAATAACTCCAGCAGGAGTATTTGCCATTGCTTTTGGTGCTAACAAACCAACGCCTTCGTTAATTAGATTCAATGAAAAAGTTAATGGCGGACCTACAAACTGCATAGAGTAAAGAGATGTATCAGTCCATATAAGAACCTCTTGCCTTGATTTCATTCCGCCAACAATTTGTGATCCGCTAGAAAGTCTTACAGAGCCAGCGGTATTGGTTGATAATGGCTCAAAATCTAATGCATTTTCCTGATCAGAGAAAGCAACCAACATAGGATCTATAGAACCTGTTCTTGCACCGCCTGATATTGGATCAGCTCCTAATACTATTAAATGTCTGTCGGTCTCTGAGGTAATGACTTGTAGACCAAGTGTAGGCACAAGGTTTGCACCCGATAATCCTGAAAGCTCTTGTGCTCTTGTGGATAAACCATTTGATTCATCCCAATAATAAATTCCACCGCCTCTTGGATTGATAACAAGATCCTCGCCAAAGTTATCGTGTGTCCAAAGCCTTAATTGGTTTGCAGCATTTAATGAAGAAGAAGATCCCCAAGCACCAGCACCAAAGGTGTTGATACCCCAACCCGTTGATTGCACATAATCATCTAAGCCAACATTAACTTGATATTGCCCAATAACGCTTGCCCCACCGTTACCAGTGTCGGATGCATTTGCAGTAACTGTAACGCCTGAAGTGTCTTTAGCAATAATGTTGTACGAATCTGCATCTACAATAAAATCTATTTGATATTCTTGGTTTAAAACATTGGCTGTAATTAAACCGCCTAATGATACCGCACCCGAAAAAGTAACAAAATCGTTGTTCTCAGCCCCGTGAGCCGTATCTGAAACTAAAATAGTGGAAGAGCCATCAGTTGCTGTAAAGGTTACATCGCCAGCTGCTGTAGTAGATCTTATAGGCGTAATATCGTTTAAAACAGAACCACTTTCAATGTAGTATTTATATGTAGTTCCTAAACCTAAATATTTCGTTCCGTCTAATGCAATCCAAGAATGAAGTGCTCTGCCTATACCTAAAAAAGCTGTTTCAACGGATTTAATCCATCCGCCTATTTTTTCTGCTACGCCTTTTCTAAATCTGACAAAATTAGCATCAACCCAACCACCCTCTTCAGAGTAATCGGTATTCTCTTTGTTGATTCCAGCTTTAAACTTAAAACTTGCTAATGGCATAGATAGTTCCTAATTAATAACACCAAGTTTACCACATTGCTGTAGTTTGCTTGGTGTAGTAAAGCTATCTGTTAAGCAAGTCTTATAATTGCACCAGTTGCTGTTGGGCTAGGGAAAACAATTGTAAAGTCACCAGCTGTAGATGTTTTTGCACCACCAAAACTAATAGCAGCAACTGCTGGATCACCAGCCTCCGTGTCGTTAAATATTAAACATCCACTTGCAGTAATAGTTGCAGTCGCAAAAGTTTCGTCTGCAAAGTCACAAACCGCAGTTGTTCCTGTTGAAGTTGGTGTAACACTTGATAACGCTTGTCCTTTAGCTGAATAACCAGTTCCTGAAACTTCTCCAGTTGTGGTATATGCAGTAGTACCAGCACCAAGAGATGCGGTAGCACCAGCATACAGTGCTATATTAAAAGTATCGCCAGTTCCATTAGTAAAATCGTGAACACCTTTTAAAAGCTCCACTTTAAAACTTGTACAAATTGCACTTGTAATTGCCATTTATAACTCCTTCATTATTTTAGCTAAATCTTCGTGCCCCTGACTTCTAAGTTTGTTAGACATAGTCACTCTGTTAGAACGGATAGCACTGTTCATATAAGACAATATAATAGCATATATTTTTTTTCTAAACGCTAATGCTTGTTGCCTCACATGGTCGGGGGCTTCTTCAGATATCCCGCAAATTCTATTGGTCGCTTGGTCAGCCCAAAATTCAGGATCGTGTCCTTTATTATTAGTGGTATGAACCTCAATGTTACCTAAATTAAATAATGTTTGTTCGGTTAGTTTCATCCTTTGTATGGCTCGGGTGGTTTGACGGGTTCTACTTGCAAGTTTATTTTCTTTTCCTGCATAGCTTTTTTCATGTTTGAATATTTAGTTACCAACCATTTGCCATCGTGTGGCACCGCAACCATAGGATCGGGTAATCTATGATAACCGTATAATCTTTCATAAATTGGTACATCGGAATCTAATAAAGATGATTTTTGGCTACACCCAATCTCAATTCCATTTTCTAAACATTTTGATATCCAAAATTCTACACATGCTCTGCCAGCCTCAGCAGCGTGTAAATTTTTAGAATAAGAGAAATCTAAGCCAAACATATCTATCTTGCCAACCTTACACCAATAAGCAAAAGCTATGGTAAAGGCAACAGTAGTGTTCATGTATGCACACTTGGTTGCATTGCAGACTTCTTCTAGCGGGTAAAGCACTGCATTTGGAACCCTAGAGTCTTTTTCGCATGTATATATAGGAACTTTGCACTTAGGCAAAAATCTACGCATAACATCGGTTTGAAGCCCAGCATCATCTGAGTCTAAAAACCTAGATGCTGGATCTAACATAAATACTCTATCGCATGGATAAACAGAGCCTGCTGCATTAATACACCATGTCTCATCGTATTTTATTGAGTTTTGTATAGAAATTGCATAATCGACCTGAGATCCACCCAAGCCAATAATGGCAACTTTCTTACCTTCTAAAGATTTTATTGGTTTCATTAACTGACATTTATCCTCACACTATCGTATCTATATTCGTCTCTCGTTAAACGACCTTCGGAAAGGTTCTTAGCCCTTAGTATAGCTTCTTTGAAACGATTTTCAAAGGATGCAATGTCAGCTTGCGGTTCTTTAAGAAAAATGGCTCCCTCAACCAAAGCTCCGTATAAAAGTGCATCGGGATATTCTGTGGATAAAAATGTGGTTCCACTCTCTGCTCCAGCCGTTAATGATGCTGGTTTGTGTAAGTAATGTAGCTCTACTGTGTAGTCAGAATCAGGCACTGGAATTACTTCAAAAGAATTATTATCAAATTGTGTGTAATATCTTGGTCTACCTGTTGCTGTGGTAGATGTTTGAAATTGTTTTGAAAAAGAAGGGTGTTTGTATTCTAAATAATGATATGTTCCACTGTCTATGACAGCCAAACTGAATGGTGCATAATAATCAGTGGGGGTTGTTAAAAATCTATTTGATGTTGAAACATT